AAGCCCCAGTTGAGCGAGTTCGCCTGCACCGTCAGGCCGAGCCAGCCTGCTTGTTCCCGCACGTTCTGAGGGTGAATCCTGTCCGGGAAGATGCCATGCCCGAAATCGGCCACGACCGTCATTGCTCCAGCCCGCCACTTCAGAGGATTCGGCCACTCCGGGACTTCACTCTCTTCGTAGACCTTTGCCATGAACTCCCGCTGCACCCGCCGGGTCTTTCGGACGCATAGGTCGGACATGACGCCAAACTCCATTCCCGCGGCACACCGTCCCAAGTTCTCACCCACCACCCACGCACCCCCGCGGTAGAGTTCGCTCGTCCCTGTTTTCTGGTACGTGACGATGTTCTCTTTCGGAGACTTGCCCCGCGGCGTCACGTAGATATATTCGTCCATGATCGGCTCGCCAAGCACAGTCGAGTGAACTTCGCTCTTGGCCCTGTCCAGCCACGGCAGAGGGTCAACCCCTACCGGGTGCGCCGCGAGCGGAATTTTCCAGAGGCCATGTGTCATAGGAAATTAACGTGAGCCACGTCCTCCGTAGATGGCACGATCTTCTCTAGTCCCTTCACATGCCGGTCAAGGGCGACAGCCGTATAGTGCTGGATCGGCAAACTCCCCATCATGGTCTGCGCGTCGAACATCGGCCCCGCAAGGTACTCCATGCAGTCCCAGTATCGTTCGCTGCGCCAGATGTCTATGAAGCGTTCCTGCGTGAAGTTGCCGATGTGGAACTTGCTGTAACGAGCGTTGAAGAACATCCCGGAGGGGGCGACCAGCCCTGAGCCTGAGATTTGCAGCAGAAAGGGAGTCGCGTACATGCGCTTGTAGGGAGGCTTGTTCCCGTCCCTGATCTTGTTCCACTTCACGATTACCGCGGTATCGTGCGTGCTCATGGCCTCCGCTTCCTTGAGGGCTTCGGTGATGCCGCCGTAATCGTCATACTTGACGCCGAACGAGCCGCGCTCGTCATCGCTCGTATGCTTGATTACCGCGTAGTCCACGCCCAGGTCTATGCCCAGTTGAGCAAAGGCGCGTATCTCGTCCCCGTCCGAGGGAGTAACGAAGGTCTGGATGCCGAGCGTCACGTCCAGGTTGTCCCTGCGTTTGATCGCTACCGCTGCGCTGATGTTCGCCATCGCGGTGTCGAACAGGTCTGTGCGCGTCGGGTCTGCCGACATCATCCGCGTAAAGCTTTCGGGCTTCCCGGCCAGCACGGTGAACCGCACCCACTCCATGTTGGGCAGGACTTGCTCTGACACATCGGGGAACAGCCGCCAGCCGTTCGTGGCGTTGCCCACGTCTATCCCCAGCGATGCGGCGCGCTGAATGAAGGGGACGTAGGCGGGGGAGAGCGTAGATTCGCCGTCGCTGACGATAGAGACTGCCCGCACACCGATCTCTGCGAAGTCGTCAAGCAACGCGTAGCCGTGGTCAACCGTGATGTTTTCTCGTTCCTGCGGCTCCTGCAAGACTGCGTAGCAACCTCGGCATGACGCCTGACAGGCACGCGTGAGGGCCATGTCCACGGAGACCGGCGCGATGCGCTCTCCTGCCTCCCACGCCTGCACACGGTCGGTGTGCCATGCGATCTTTGAGCCATCGAGGATGAGCCTAGTCATGGGGATATATGGCCCACTTGAAGTGCGGACTAAAGAGAAATGTTTCGTTCGGACGGCTCAGCCGGCACCCGAATCTGAGTAACACCAAGTGAACCTCAATAGACCATCGCCGCATATCAATGATCCGCCGTCGCTGCACACTCAGCCACAGACATATCGGGTCAGGCTCAACCCAGAACTCAAGCGACCATAACCTACGCCCGCCCTGCACCCAGGCAAGATTGCGGTGATGGCCCTTACCCATTGGCATCTCTCGAATCCTCACAGCACCTTCACTCCCCTCAACTGCCTGGGCCGGTTCCTGTCCTGCGCCGGTTCGAGCCACACCGTCAGGCCAGAGTCAATGCTCGCCTTGAACTGCCTTTCGACGGCCCGCAGAAGTCTCCCGCGTTCCGCCGCGTCGAACTGTTCCCGCAGGGCCACGGTGACATACCCGTTCTCTGCCGCGGAGACGGCCAGCACAAGCTCGGCCCAGCCCCATTCGGCAAGGTTCTCACTCACCCACGCGAGCCGGTCTTTGTCGGGGAGTTCCCGCCAGCGGGCGCAAGGCGTAGGCGTGTCTGCGGTAGGCGAGCCGATCTTCACGGCATGTAGGCTTTCAATGCGCCCTGTAGGTTGTTGACCTCGTAGGCCAGCCCGCCGAGTAGAACTGCGACTCCGGCCAGCGCGCAGGCCCATCCGAGCCGGTTGAAGGTGTCGGGCAGTTTCAGGTCAGGCATTGCGCTCAGAAATACGAAGAACGCTCCTGCGCCAAAGAGTCCCGTGCTGATGTAAAGGGCGGTCAAAACGCTTCCTCCTGGGCATGTCGGCTCTTTATTTCGCGCAGCCGTGCTTTATTCCAGCGGGTCTGATCCCACGCTAGGAAGACGCCGACAGCGGGAATACTGTAAACAAAGCCCACAGTAAGATACCCCAATATCATGTCACTAACTCGGAATTGAATCAGGATCGCTATTACTATCGCCCCGACACATGCGCCCAAGACTGCATAGATGGAACCAAAGAGTACCGCCGTAAGGCCGGGAGACGATGCGTTAACGTTGCCACAATCGAAATAATCTGCATCCGTCTGATGCAAGTGCTTTGTCAAAACGCTTCCTGCCTTCCTGCGGTCTGCGCCGCGTAGTACACCGTTTCGAGAGGACGCGATGCTGGTGCGGGACCGCGAGGGATGCTCCAATCCACGTCATCCTTCCACACAGGCGATTCAGAGGTCGGTATCTCTAGATCATAGAAGTGTCGTCGCTCCATGATGACGGTCGGCGTTCCGGTGTTCACCGCGTTATTCATGGCCCGTATCAACCCCCAGAGGTTCCGCGGGGTGAATAGTGCAAGCCCCGGCACGTTGAACATCTCCAGAGGGGCCTTCGTATGCATCGGCCCATTCCCCCAGCCGTGGCCGATGATGGCCCTGACCGTGATCGGACACCCCGTACCGTGGATCATCCGCCATGTAGCCGCGGTGTTCAACAGGTGTTCAGCCGACAGGTACAGGAAGTCGGCGCGCGCGTGTACCAGCGTCGGATGCCAGCCGTCCGCGGCCATGCCGATGATCGCGCCCGTAAGCATAGTTTCAGACAAGGGCGTTTCGATCACCCTGTCGGGGTACTTCTCGGCGGCGAGCTTCGTCGTCCCGAAGATGTATTTCGCCCCGTCGTTGACACCCACACCCAGGATGATGGCCTTCGGGTCGCGGTCAAGGATAGCGAGATGTTCCTGCGCGATGGCCTCACGGTAAAACATCAAAAAGCCCCATTACAGCCGCACCCGCACAAACTAAACTGTCTCTTCATCACCGCCACCCAGCCATTCTTATGTTTAGTCCGTGGGTCTATCGCGCAGGGACGACGATCATGGTTGTATGTTTGCATCTCTGCAAGGCGTTTCTGTGTGATATTGAACTCTGCTTGCGAATAAGGCGTGTCCGGCTGAATACGAACACGGAAAGCCTTCTGTCCCACCCACCCGCGATCCCAGGCAGCTTCACCTATGATCTCTGCGAGAAGGCATCCACAAGGGGCTGTCTTAGGATTACGACAGTTCCATGAATAAATATCGGCCTCTGGAATCTCTCGATAGCCATTCCTGATAGAGCCATATATGAGAAGACGATCTCCGACATTAAGCATCGGTGACTCCCGGCCACGGCGCGGCCTCTGCTGCTGCGAAGGCGGCGGCGACTTGTTCCTCTATCGCTTCCTCAAGGCTTCCGCTCAGGTCTTTCGAGAATAGCACCCTCTCCCCTACTGTCACCGGGTCGTCGTCTGGATATGGGTCGTACTCCGGCATCCTTGCCATGCCGACGTGCTCATAGAAGCGGCGGGTCTTGACCATCAGGACGGCAGGCCAGACGTTTACGCCCGGCACCAGGCTGTCCCGGAGAATCGAGCCAACCGCCGCCGCAACGCCCGCCGCTGAGTCATCTAGTGCGCTGCGCCAACGGAGAGGGTATTCGATGCGCTGCCGCTTGCTCTTGGGCGTTGCGGTACTGAGGCCGTTGTCTTCGATCACGAACAGGATGCGGAGCTTGTGCAGGCTGGCGAAGTTCAACGCCTCCCAGAACTGCCCCGTTTCGAGTACCGCATCGCCCCCGAAGGCGACCGTGAGGCGATCACGCTTATCGAGGCGAACAGCAAAAGCATCTCCAACAGCGAGAGAGATGCTACTGCCCACAATGGCAGATGTGCCCATGAATCCCACAGAACTATCATGCAGGTGCATAGAACCAGCACGCCCGCCAGCACAGCCAATCGTCCTACCGTAAAGTTCGCCCAGCATCTGTCCAAGGCTTCCTCCCCACGCGAGGTAATGCGCGTGACAGCGGTGTGTCGAGTAGGCGTGAGTCCCCGGAGGCACGGCCATCGCTACCCCAATGGCGACGCCCTCCTGACCTATCGAGAGATGAACAGGCACCCTCATGGGCGATTCGGTGAGATCGGAGGTCGGGTGGTAACGCCTGACGATCTCTTCCTCAACGTGCCTGATGAGGTAGAGCCTACGGTAAGCCTCGATAGGGTCGTAAGTCCGGGCGGTCAATGCCGCCTGTGTTGTTGACATGGCTTACCTGATGCTACCGACGAGCGTTGCGGTCGTGCCGAGTGGGTCAAGCGTCCGTATGAGCGATGGCAGGTTCAGGATCAGGACGTGCGCCGTCCCGTGCCGTCTGTCCCGAACTTCGACAGTCCGGTTATCCGGGCGGAGGACGGCCATGACTTCGTTGCCGTGGCAGGCGCAGCGCGCAGCCGTCCCTGGCCGGTCAAACTGTTGCGGGCGTGGGAACACTTGCCGCCTCCTTCGGGGCTGAACACTTCGGGCACTTGAAAGCTACACCATCCGGGAGGTCAATCTTCTGCATCTCCGTCCCGCACCGCGCCGTCCCGATCATGTTCTGGCACGGAGGCTTGTGGAACGGGAGGTAGATGCCTTCACGGACACGAGGGTCGGCAGGGTCAATGGGCCTGCGGTCGGGCATCTTCTGAATCCATTCCTTCTTCTGCTGCCAGAAGGAATTGAAGTCTGCCTGAGAGAGCCGCTGCGTGGTCAGAGGATAGGTCGGCGCGCTCTGCGTCGGCACCACAACGTCAGTCATAAGGCTAATCGAGTGGCCGATATCATGCAGCCGTTGGAAATGATAACCCTCGTCCGCTCCGATGGCGTTGTCCCAGAAACGCCCATCCACATACGGGTTGAACACCCCGGTACGAAACAGCAGAAAACTCAGGACTGACCACCTGATCTTGTGACTGCCCGTGAACTTCTTCTGCTCTGGCCCGTGAAGGGGTTTCTGCGTACCCGGTTCCTCAACGAAGGGGACGACGATGGGCCGGCCCTCTCGGTCAGCGTGGTTCATCATCCGCACCAGCACGTCCGGTTGGGGCAGCACGTCGCTGTCCACCATGCAGAGGTACTCCCACCCCTGACGGGCTTTCTGGATGGCCTCGTTCCGCATGGTGCCGAGCGCGTCATAGGGTTGGAAACACCTGTCCTGTATCTCTATCAGCGCGCAGGGGTAGCCGCTGTTGTTGGTGAACTCCACCATGTCAGCGACCCGCGCCCACGATCTCTCGCGCCAGTGCTGGCCGATGACGCAGACAAGCACGGACATGGGAGAGCGATGCTCCCAACCCGTAACAGCGCGTTCCTGTACCCACTTCTGCTCGTGAGCGTCGCGGTTGTAGCGGATGCCGAGTTGGGAATACTTGGCCTGCTCGCCGGGGGGGATGACACCCAGGCCGGAGAGGGCCATCGTGATCGGGGCGATCTGTCCTGAAGGCAGCACCATCGCTGCGGGGTTGAAGGTCGGACTAGTGCTGGACGCCGTTGCTGAGGGCGCGATGGTAGGCTGGGGTTGGTCGGTCAATCACGACTCCTTTTATCGGCCTGAGCGTAGGCACGACTGTGCACCTGCAATTTATCACTTCCGAGGCTGGTCCCATAGTCCCGTTGGCCCCCACTCCGGGCGCGTCGAGCTTTGCTCCTCCGACAGTGAAGGGCGTGTGAATAGGCACCGTCTGACCGTCCGCGTCTGCGTGCGAATCTCTCGTCCTGTCATCGTGCGCCGCGAGCCACCTAAGCCCCTCTACCTCACCGGACTGCTCGTAGCTGGCAAGGCGTGCGCGGTTGGCGGTGCTAAGCATCTCGGTACGCGCGATGCGTTCAGTGCGTACTGCATCGTTGAACTTGAAAACCTTTTCGAGCCGTTCCTGTATCTGCGGGATTGACTCACCCAAAGCATTGGCCTCGTTGATCTCACCCTGAATCAAGGTTCCCGTCTCGGCGTTTACAAGTGACGCCCACAGGTCAACGCGCCTTTCGAGCCACGTCTTGATCTCCGGGTGCAGAGGGTCGAAGGTCGGTATCTTCGGGATGGACCTGCGGGCCTGCTGTACGGCCTCCTGTGCGGATACAAGGGCCACGCGTGCATAAAGCGGCCCTCCGTGCTGTTTGAATGTCTCCTGCCACGCTTTGGCGTTGAAAACAGGGATACCGTCAACAAGGTTCTTCGCCGTCTCCTGACGTTGCAGGACAAAGAGCTTCCTCTGCATGGACATGAAGGCGTCCGCGGCCATGTCGAGCCTGCGGGAAAAGCTACGGGAAACAAAGGCGTCCGGGTAGCTCTTGCCCTTTGGTGTCTTCGGGGCCGCGGAATCGTTGGGCATGTCATTGGGATCGATAGGTTCATCCGCCGTGAACGGCGTGAAGACACTCGCCCCCCCAATTCCGAAACCGACAGGCTCATCGCCCCAGTCAACAGGTCGGAGTCCTCTTTGCTCCCTGACCTCATTGATCGTCATTATTGCCGCCCGCACATCTTCCCTGTCAGCCGAGCGCAGGTCAGTCATGGACTCTTGGATGGCAAGGTTCGAAGCGAAGTCGAACCGCGCCTCCATGTCCTCCATGCCGAGCAGAGGCAGCAAGCGTTCAGTCACGGTCGAAGCTAGAAGCTCCCACTCCGGCATGATCGTGCCGCGCCAGAAGTCGGCGTTCCACTCCTTGACGTTGGCGTACTTGCTCTGATCTTGACTGTAGAGCATCGGGGGAGGCACGCCGAAAGCTCTAGCCGCATCCTGGATCGTGAAGTTCAGGCTGCCTATGAACTCCATGTCTTTCTGAGAAAGGCCGAGCGTCTTCACGTCCACGCCGGCACCCGAGCCTGATGCACCGGGGACAAGCAGGGGTTTGTGCGCGTTGTTCGCGCCCTGATACTTCTCCTCGATGCGTTTATAGAAGGCTTCCAACTCCTCCGTCGGAAGGGCAGTCAGGCCCGGAACGACAAATGCGGTGTTACCGATCATCACGCCGTTCTCGAAGAAACGCCGGTTGTACCTGAGCGCATCCTGCCCCATGTCCAGCGTCAACCGTGAAGGAGCGACCGCGGAGAGACCTGCAAATTGGTCAAGCGGGTTAAAGGTGCGGAACCAGATCACCTCGTCCACGGAGAGATGGACACGCCTTCCAGCCTCACCGATGAACTCGAAATGATCTATGTACTTCGTGACACCACTAGTCGCGGGCATCACGCGGATATTCGAAGGGTGAAGCGGCCAGATCGTCTTGCGCAGACCTCCCTCGAACGGCTCATCGTCAAGGAACCAGAAGGCCGAGCCATAAAGACTCATGTAGGACTCGGTTGTGCGCCACAGGTCTCCGCGCGACATCCACGGGTTGACCCTATCGAGTAAGTCCTGAACCTCGTTGCCATCCTCTATCGGGGTGAACTCTTTAGCTCCGGTTTCCTCGTTCTCTGCCTGCTGGCCTATGACGAGACGCGCGGAAGCTACGGCGTCAGCGCGTACCTTGACGGCGCGGTAGACCGGGACGTTCTGGACGTAGTAGTTGCCATAGGACTCATTCGCCCAGTCCTGACCATGCCCGAAGGCGTTGAGGATGGTGTCGGCGGAACGGATGTCGGCAATCGAGGAACGCCTGACGATCTTAGGTCGGCGTCTAACCCAGTCAAGGAACGAGCGACGGTCAGGCATCATGCCCTCGTCAGCGCGGGCGTGCGGGACGCCTTGATTCGACAGGTGGCGGAACAGTATCGCCGAGGCTTTGTCTTGGACTCAGGGATTGACCCGCCGCAGACCGGGCATCCGCGCGAATCTCCCGCGCGAATCTTTTCTGTTACGGGTTTCGCGCGAATCGCTGTTGCCACGCCGCCCCTGTCACGGCCTAGTTCTTTGGCAAGGGGGCGCGGCTGGACGCCCGCGAGCGCGTGCGCCTCGTGGCTCCAGTGCGCTGTTTCACAGAGTCGGCAGACGTTGGGTTTCATCGTATCGCCGCCAAAAGGTTCCCTGCCCCAAAGCTGACTTCCTGATACGCAAGAGAAAGCGCGTCCACCTGGTCGTCGTGCGCGCCTACCGGGAACGATTCTAACTCATCCAGCAAAGCGCCGTTCCAAACTCCCCGAACGAGCTTGACGTATCTGCGTTCAGCCGCGGAAGCTACTGGATTCGCGCGCGTGGCCTTGTCTCCCGTGGCCCTCACCGCGGCGAAATCATAGCCCGGTAAGACGATGCGGGCGTAGTGGTCAACCGTGTTCACACCTGATGCTCCCGGCTCTTGCTCCATCCTGATCGGGACTGATCTCCCGTCGAGTTGAGCGGTGTGCGCGATCTTGGCCTCTACAGTTAAGGGAGTGCCCCTGAACCTGAGCGCGTCCGCGATGTAATACATGCCGTTCGGGTGACGACCTACCTTGACACCCGTAGTCCAGTCAGGGTCGGTGTTGAGTTCGGGCACAGTAGCGGCCAAGTCCCACGCGCGCACGTACCGGGCCTCAGGCGGTGCTACCTCCACGACCTCAAACCACTCCCTGCGGAACTTCTCTCCACCTTGTCTCGCCGTCCAGTCACCGTTGAGAAGCTGCTGACGGGTGATCGGGTCGAGTTCATCCAGCCCCTTGATATAGGTCTCGGCGTCAAGGGAGGGGTTATCTCTCAGCCGGGCCGGGATGAACACCCTTCCCTCTTTGCCAGCCTCGGTGATGAATCGCTGCTTGACCCAATCGTGGCCCAACCCTCCGGGGTTGGAGGCGGCCCTCATCCTGAGCGGAACCTGTGACAGCGGGCCTTCTGAAGGTTTACGTAGGCGGCTGAACAGGTAGCGGTAGTCCTGTTCGGGGAATTGAGTCAACTCATCGAAGCCCACAAACTGAAACTCTGCCGACTGATATCGGAAACGGTTGTTCGCCGTGTCGAGATAGCCGAAGGTGAGCGTGGCCCCAAAGGGGAAGTGCCACGTCTTCTCAACGTCTGACCATCTTGCGTCCGAGGGGCCGAGCCAATCCCTAGCCCTGTCCATCAGTGCGCCCGGCAAACTCAGGTCTGCGAACGTCCTACGAAACAAGATTGCCGCATACCCCAGTATGTCCACGTACTGCAAGGCTGCGGTCAGAAGGGCCGCACTCTTACCTCCACCGGCTGCGCCACCGTAGAGGGCTTCCCTCTGAGGGAGCATGAGGTAGGCGAGTTGCGGCGGGTGCGGCCTGATAGGCACGTACTTGGTCATGCGCGGGTACAAGGCCCGCATGAGGTCAGGACGTTTCAGCAGTGCCTGGGCCAGCGTGTCCGTTGAGGTGGGCAGGGATAGCCTTCACTTCGGCAAGAAGGGTCAGGGCTTTTGCCAGCGCGTCGGCTGTGACGAGTCCGGTCAATTCTACGCTCTGAGTCCTTGCGTCCACGTTGACGGACACGAGCGGGTCTGAGTTCTTCATGGCTTGGTGATACGTCTTGAGCATCCTGTCCAGCCAGAAATCGGAACCTGCGCGGGCCTTCTCAAGTGCGATCTGATGCAAGGCGTCGGCGGCATCTGAGATCGCTTCTTCCCACGCTTGGGCGAATTCCGTGTCCTGTTCTTTGGCGTGATAGGCGGTCTGTTTCGAGACGCCAGCGGATGCGCAGGAACGGGTGATATTCGCTGTTGAGGAGAGTTCAGCGAGGAAGGTTTTGTACCAGCCCTTACGAAAAGTGTACGTTGCCGTCATATCGCGCGTGAACCTCTTATGGGGATTCTACGCTTTCGCGGTGGAGTGGTAGCCCTCACGTCCCGTACCTGCTTATCTGCCACCCGTTGGCGAGTGCCCACGCGGGATTAGCGGTGATGAACTCGTGATCGGCCCGGCATACGAGCCGGATGTTTTCGGGGTCTATGATCGAGCCGCCCGCGCTGCGCCGCCGTAACTCGTGGCCGTCCTGCCAGCGTCCGGTGCAGCCGTCTAACCCGGCCTCGCACCCCGGCCCGCGCTCCTGACCGAGTTTCGCCAAAACGATGCGCCGCTCGCGGTTGAGTGCGGCCCTCTTGGGACTCACCGCGGCTATACGTACTGCGGAGCGTTTCAAGGGCGAACGGCGTAGGGACGTGCGGCGTAAGGGCAGGCCCGGCGTCTTACGAGATGCGCCTGCCTGCCGAACTCTTCCACGAGCGCGACGGTCTCCTGCCAGTTATCGAGGCGGCTCATGGCGTCGGCCCTTGCCATTGTGAGCGCGGTCCGTGGCTGCGGGATTCCGGGCGCACAGTCGGCCTCGTACCACCACTTGTCGCGGCCCTTGTTGGTCTTGAGCGTGAACAGCACGTCAACGTTCCAATGACCGACCCCGCCATGCTCAAGATGACAGCGGCCTGTGAAAGTAAGGGCTGTCTGCGTCATGGCTGCGACTTCACGCGCTCTTGGCGCAGCACTTTCCCCACGTACTGAGGCGTCACGCCCAGCCTGTCCGCGATGTCGGCCTGAGTGATGCCGCCCGCCCGTTTCAGGTCAAGGATGGCCTGCCGGAGTTCGGCAGCGAGCATCTTGCTCTGCCTGAGTAGGACGGCGCGCTTCTGAGTGAGTGTTGGCATGGGCCGATTATGCGCCAGTTCCCACTAGATTGTCAACCGGGTTGACAGAAGATACAACCGGGTTTATAGTTACTTGCGAGGCGGCAGAGTGGCCGTGAGGTCTCACCGGACTAGTAACGCCCATGCCCGGCTTGCCGTGGATAAGCGCAAACCCTCGCACGGTTGGACACGCACCCTGCCGCCCCACCCACCACTGAAGGAGCGATGAAGATGAACACTGAACACGTGGTACTCGTCAAAAACGGCGCGGCTGCAATCGCTGCATGGCGGGAGGCGCACCCGGAGGCCAACCTAGACCTGAGCTGGGCCGACCTGCGCGAGGCCAACCTGCGCAGGGCCGACCTGACCGGGGCCAACCTGCGCGAGGCCAACCTGCGCAGGGCCGACCTGACCGGGGCCAACCTGTACGGGGCAGGCCTGACCGGGGCAGACCTGCGCTTTACAGACCTGACCGGGGCAGACCTGCGCTTTACAGACCTGACCGGGGCAGACCTGACCGGGGCCAACCTGCGCGAGGCCAACCTGACCGAGGCCGACCTGACCGAGGCCGACCTGACCGAGGCCATATTCCCGGACGGCAGGAGCCTCGCTGAACACCTCGCACGCTAGGCTCTGACCGGAGCGACTTAGACACCCATTAGGGAGGGGGATCACCCATGACGACGATCAAAGCGACGTGCGCTTGCTGCAAGATTTGCGCGGCCTGCAAGCACATAGCCCACGTCGGACGATGCGCCGGACTTCACAACATGCCCTGCGGCTGCGCCATGGTGGACGCTGCCCTGAAGGAGAAGGCGAAGTGAGCCATAGGGGGTTGCGGCCCTCAGCGGGAACCGTGTAAGATCGTAACTGGCAGAGTCGTTATATCGTAGTTCAGGTACAATTCATGTCGCCCCGCTAGGGACAGACTCGGCCCGTACCCGCCTGACTACTGACTCTGCCAAGTCTCAGTAACGCTTAAGGGACGGGCCGTTCTGTTTCTAAGGGGCATCCCTTGCTTCCGTGGCGGAAAGTCCATTCGGTCATTATCGGGAGCGACAAACTCTCCCGCGTCTCTGACTCCGCTTTCCGCCTCTATGTCTATCTGCTGGTCGCCCAAGACGACGACGGCACCTACCCCTGGACCCGCATCAGCCGGAAGGCTCTGACTGTCGGAACCACGTGGACAGATGACCAAGCCGACGCCTTCGCGCAAGAGCTTGTAACCGGAGGTCTGTTGCATGTAACTGACGGCCAGTTGCATGTAACAGACGCGCGGTTACACGTCGTCAATGGCCCTCGGTTCAACGGCCACGACAAAAGCCAACGGCGCATCTCTTTCAAGTATGAATCCGATCTCAACCTGAACACTGTGCAACCAGTTGTCAGTTACATGCAACCAGTTGTCAGTGCTAGAGGAGAGGAGATAAGAAAAGAAGCAGCCCCCGCACCCGCACGCGAGGCCGCCGCCGCAAATCCTTTGGTCGCAGCCCTCGTCCAGAACTACGAAACACACATCGGGATGCTCGCCCCGGTTATAGGCGAGACCTTGACGGACTTCGCAAAGCGAAATCCGGCCTTTCCGCTGGACTGGGTGCCACAAGCCTTTGTCGAGGCAGTCAAGGCCAACGCCCGCAAGCTCTCGTATGTCATGGCCGTCCTGAACAAGTCCGCGGAACGCAAGACCCCGCCCGGTCAGGCCAAGCCTCAGTCAAACGGCCTAGTCTCGCCCAACGGGAAAGTCCTGCATGATCTCGACTTGGGCAGAGAGAAATGTCCCTGCGCCAACTGTGAGGCCCGCCGTGCAACAGCATGACCGTTTGCAGCCCCACGATCTGGACGCCGAGAAAGCCCTGCTAGGCTCGGTTTTGCTTGAGGGAGCGAAATTCCACATCGTCAAGCAGATCATCGGCCCCGGCGACTTCTACCGTGAGGCGCACCGCATGATCTGGGACGCGATGGCATCCCTTGATTCGCAAGGGTTAGCGATAGACCGCCTGACCGTCCTGAGCCGGTTTGAGGGCATCGAGGGGGAGTGGCGGGCCGTCCTGAACACCATCGAGAACGACACGCCTGTTTCCACACATGCCGAACACTACGCCCGCCTTGTCCGGGAG